CTTCTGAACTTAATTCTTGTTTTACTGATTTTAATTCAGCAATTTCAGTTCTTAGTTTTTCAATTTCAGCAAAGAACATTTCTTTAGAAACTGATTCAACAATTCTTTTAGGAGTTGCAACTGTTTCCGCTTGTGCTTCAACCTCAACTTCTACTTCAGTTTCAGGTGCTTCTTCTTCTTCAACTGCAGGTTCTTTAATTTCAGCAATAATACCTTCAACGGCTACTACTAAAATCATTCCATCTTCAAGTTCGTATTCACCTACTGGCATTGCAATACGTTCTTCACCGTTTACTATAAAAACAGCTTGTTCAGGTTCAAAAGCATCTGCTTCGATTACTGTAACGCCATCTTTAAGTTTCATTTGGGCGAGTTTTATCTCCATTCCCAAAAGCGTTTTAATTTCGTTAATCACATTCATATTTATAAGTATTTATAGTTTAAATTAATATTATTTATATTTGTTATAAATTACGAACTTACATTAGTTATAGTTCGTGTATTATCTGTATTAGTTGTTACAACAACTTGTTGATTTGTTAAACTTCCTATTCCTTGTTCTTGCAATTCTCCATTACAACATTTTGAACTGTATGTTCCATCTTTACATACGCAACCTCTTTTACCACCTTTTGGTGAACTTGTTTTTTGTCCCATAATTTTATTTATTAATTTCAGCATTATTTATAATTGATTTTATTTTATCTAATAATTCTTGTTCTTTTGCTAATTCTAAACTCATTTCTAATTTGTCAGAAAAATATCCTTCAATAGAAAATCCTTTGACTTTACCTGTTTTAACAAAGTCATTCCATATAGCTTCATTATTTACTTTCATTGAAACCATCCAAGTTCCTACGGGTGCATTTAAGCCATACTTTTTAGATTTATCCATATCTACATCTTCAACTATCCAAGATTCAACTACAGTCAAATCCTTTAGTTTCTTTTCGTGTTCTAATGTAGCATTGTTTTGATTGCTATTCATTAAGAATAATTCACTTGCTTTGCGTACTGTATCTTCTGAAAAGAAAATATAATATTCATCATTACCATTTCTACGATAAATGTTTTTATTAGGTATTAATGCAGCACCCATTAAAATCTTTTTTTCATCATCTACTTTTGCAAGTTCTAAATGTTCGCTTAATGCAATGAAGTTAGATTCTATTGCAGGAAATTCTACAATTGAAACTGCATCTATCCCACTTAACTTTTCGTTTTCGTCTATTATTAATTCTACTATTCTCATATTATTATAATTAATTTAATTTTTATTTGTTTTATCCTATTGATGCTGATTGTATAATATTTCTATTTAATGCTTGTGCTGTAGTTACATTACTTGCTACTACGTATGCTTGAATAGGTTGTTGTTCTTTTGAACCAATTGTTTGTGCTAATTGATTTGTTGAACTTGCACCTACTACATTAAATGCAGGAGGAGCCATTGCACCACCACCTGTACTTTCATTACCTGCAGAACCTGTTGGAGAACCACCACCACCCATAGCAGATAACCCTTTTGCAGTTGCAGCTATTGTACTTGCTATTCCAATTCCAGCACTAACATTATTCATAGTAGATTCAGCAGCAGCTAATGCAACACCACCTGGAAGTAATGCATATTTTAATTTAGCAGCAGCATTTGCAGCCTTTGTATTAATAATAATTTTAGCAATACCTGCAGCACTTTCAGCAATTAATAATGCTTTTTGTAATCCTTTATTTTTTTCAAATAAACCTTTTAATAAACCAATTCCTGAAGATATATTATTAAATGTAGCTTCTTGAATTCCTTTTTTTGCTTCTGCTACTGCTTTATCATTTTCAATTACTCTTTTATTAGTTTCAACTTGATTAGTAATTAAAGCATTATCTATTTCTTGTTTCTTAACTTTATATTCGTTTTCAGCATCTAATCTTGCTTGTGTTCCTAAAACTGCACCATCTATTTTTAATTGTAATCTTTCAAGTTCAATTCTTTTTTCTTCTTCTAAATTCAGCCTTTGATTTTCAAGTTTTTTTAATTCATCAGTTTCTAAACTTTCATTAAATTTCTTTTGTTCAATTCCTAAAGCATTTAAATTTTCTATTTCACTTTGTCCTAAAGCTATTTTTTCTTTTTGTAATGAAATGCTATTTGCAATGTTCTCACTTCTTAATCCTTCTATTTGAGCAAGTACACCCTCTTTATTAGCTAAAGCATCAGTAACGGCAGCCTGATTTTCTATGCTTTTATTCATATTATAATTAGCTTGTGCAGCAGCAACTTGCAAGCTTGCTTGTGATAGCATTGCTTTTTGTTGTTTTTCTAAAACACCACTTAATTTATTATTAGCAGCAATTCTGTCATCAATAGAAAGTAAATCATTATCTCTAATTTGTCTTAACTTTTCTGCTTGTCTATCATATTGTTCAACTAACCTACCTTGTTCAGCTGCAGCTAATATTGCTGAATTTTGTAATTTAACATTTGCTTCAGATGCTTTAAAAGTTTTAACTGCATAATTTCCAATAGCTTCAGCAGCATCTCCTATTGCTTTTTTACTTCTATCAACTGTATTATTAACTCCAGTTAAAACATCAATAGATTCTTTACCAGCTTTCTTTACAGATTCCATAGCTCCTGCAAAATCACCTTCAAATACTTTTTTAATTGATTCACCAACGTAACCTATTGTATCTAAAAACGAATTAAATCTTTCAATTAAATTTTCTTTAACTAAATCACCAAACTTTTTTAAATATTTTGTAGGATTTTCAAATACATCTTTAAATATTTTAATAACAGATGGAAAATTATCCATTACAAAACCAAACAAATCATTAAACGCAATAGATAAAGCACCAATAACAGTATTAAAAGTATCTACAACTTTTTGATTCTTACCTAATACTTCTTTAAATAAATTAAAGGCTTCCATTACCAAACCAATACCAATGGCTTTTATAGCAAGACCCATTCCTTTAAATCCATCAGCCAAAGATTTAACTCCTGCTTCAGCACTTTTAGTTGACTTCTGTATTCCTTTTATTTCATCAGCAGTATCTTCAAAACTATTACCTAATTTTTTAACATCTTTAGTTATACTATTTAAATTGCTTTCTATTTTTAACGTAACTATCTTATTTTCCATTGTCTTTTTATTTGTTCAAATCCTTGCTTCCAAGTTTTTACTAATTGATATTTTCCCTTTGCTATTTCTATTATTTCACTTTGCCCGTAATGTTCGTGTAGTGATAATAATTCTAAAATTTGTTTTATCATAATATTCTTAAATCAGTTAGTAATTCAAATGAAGCCTCGCCTGTTGTTAAATCCGTTGTAAATGAATTTATAATATATCTTTTGTCTCTTATTATAAGTCTATCATTCAATTTAAGCGTAGTTAATATTGATGTTGGTAATATAGCACTAACTTTAATTAATCTTGCTTTATAATTAAATATATTACTTAAATAATCTTCGTAATATTGATTGTATAAACTATTTTCTATTGGGTATAATAATAAACTACTAATGTCTGCACCAAAATTTAAAGAATAGTTAATTCCACTTACTAATAAATCCTGTCCAAATGCATTGTAATTAGTTAATAAATAATCGGCAGAACCATCATTTATATAAAAACTTGAACTTACAATTCCATAATTATATAATATAATTGGCTTAGGAATATATGGTTGATAATTACTGTCTAAACAATATCCAAGTTGTAAATCTTGACTTGTAAACTTTGAAAACAATAAATTTTCAAACGGTAGTTTTACAATATAATCTTCACCTTCAGTTCCTAAATCAGCTTTTAAATTTCCATATTCAACACCATTATTTGAAAGATATTTTTGTGATAAAAAACAATTGCTTTTCTCGTAATCAAAATTTATTTTCTTATATGTTTTTGACCTATTTAAATTTACGCTATCAGATTTAATATGCTTTGTAATGTCTTTAATTGTGCCTAATGAATAATAATTTTCAATAGTATTTATTGTATAAACATTTGCAGTTTCTGAATAACAAGTTAAATTAAATTGTTTCAAAATACCACTAAAGAAATCTTCTATTTTTATATCAGGAATATAAGATGACAAATCTATATTTGAAGTTGTA